CTTCGCTTCGGTCCGGGCGCAACGACCCTTACAAAGAAGAAGAACGCTAGTATTGTTGAAAAACTACAGACTAGCCTTGCGTGTAGTGAAGAGCTCCTGCCGTATGTCTCACGACTACTTGAGGAGTTGCCGCATATAGTTGACTTCCATTGGAAAGGCGCAAGCCGATCAGATGGAGATTTCGACTATGGTCACATCCCTGTGGAAATCCACCATGGAGTGATGTGCTTCGTCCTGAAGAACGCTAAGACTCATCGGATCATCATCAAGCAACCGCCCTTGAACACCCTTGTTCAGAGTGCGTTAGGCGATGAAATGGCCCGGAAGTTGAAGCGAAACGGTATTGACATAACTGATCAAGGGATTAACAAATCCTTAGCGCAGTTAGGGTCATTAACGGGCGAACTTTGTACGCTCGACCTAGTTGACGCCTCTGGTAGGATCGCGATTGCGATTCCTAACCTTCTCTTGCCATGGGAGTGGAGCTTTATGCTCGGGACCACGCGGGTTGGAAAGGCTTGCTTGCCTGGCCAATCTCAACGTGATACTCCTTTCACTCTTCAGCATTTTTCCGGCATGGGGGATGGTTGTACCTTCCCTCTTGAGACTCTAATCTTTTGGAGTCTAGCGTCTTCTGTGGCTGAAGACGGTTTCGTATCCGTTTACGGAGACGATATCGTTTGTAAGTCCCGTGATGTGCAACGCATCATGCGTTTATTTCAGATCTTCGGGTTTGAAGTGAATGTTAAGAAGTCGTTCTGGACAGGCCCCTTTAGGGAGTCCTGCGGAGGCGATTACCTTTCAGGTATGGATATTAGGCCCTATTACCACAAGCAAGTGGTAAATGGACCTGAGCTCTTCAAGATGCATAACTACTTTGTTAGGCATCTCGATCCCGAAATGGCGGAAGCCGTACTTAAGTACGTGCCCGATCACTTAAGGATCTGGGGCCCTGATGGATATGGAGACGGACACCTCATCGGTGACTGGATCCCAAAAAGACGCAAGTCTTTTTACCAGAAGGGCTTTGGAGGGTACCTCTTCGATTCTTTCAAGTTAGTTGGTGCGCTTGATATGCGCTACAACCGACCTGGAGATCGGATACTCCCCTTGTACACTATTTACGCTCGTGAGAGCGGTGATAGTGTTTTCGATAATCAAGCGCAAGAAACTGTCCACTTTGAAAGTGGACGGGATCCTCACTCCGTATCTAAGGCCTTTAGCCTAGGAAAAAGGAGACGCTTCGATTTTCGAATGGCACCCGAACCTCTTCCCGAAAGGGAAAGTCCGGTTGATGGAGTTGTTAGGAAGACGCCCAGTTTTCCTGGCACCCAATGGTATAAAAGGGTGTCCATCTACACACTCTCTCTAAGCTGATAAAGCTTATTGCGAAAGCAT